TTTTGCTGATGTAACTAAAATTGCTCCTGATCTATAAAGACGAAGTTCTCCAGAAGCGTCAAATCCAATTTTACATTCAACATTTGATCCATCTTTAGTACGAATTAAAGTTTGTTCAGTAGCAACTCCACCTCTTTTAACCCAAGTAGAAAAAGTAAATTTTTTAAGACCTGTATTTCCAGCACTTCCAGGTGTTTTGTGCATATAAGCATCACTGCCTGCATCAAACCGACAGGAATTGGCTACTTCAAATCCACCTGCTGTTGCTGATGCTACGTTTCCTGATGGTATTGTTGGTAAAGGCATTTTAAACCTCTAATACTGGCCACTCGCCTAATGGTCTTGTACGTGGATCGTCATCATTATAAATATATAATGCCGCTAACGCATCTACATCACTCGCATTATCAATGGCAGTTTCCATTTCATTTGATTTTGTTCTTACGTTTGCTCGGTATGTTGTTATATTTGCTGGAATAGTAAAAGTTTCATCGTCTAACGCTTTATGATTATACCAATCTGTTTTGTCTAATAATCCACTTGCTTGTTGTTTTATAATTTCTTTATGATTAAATTTTAATCCTCTAGCATTAAGTTCACCCTCAATACCTTTTCCATCAATCTCATCTTGTGCTGTAAATAAAACATCATCAAGAGGTTTAGCTGTTGGACTTCCATAAGAAGCAGTAACTTCTCCATCTGCATAATTAAAAGATTGATTAGTGTTAATATAATATGCTTCATCTTTCTTATTTGAATTATCAAAGACTACTTCATAAATTCCAATCGCTTCTCTTTCTTCGTTAGTCCATCTGGAAGAAAAGATATTTCTTGAATGACGAACATCTCCAATAACCATAGCTTTTGGATTATTGATTATCTTTGTTATTGCGTTATCTTCTACTAATGCCCACATATTTTAACTTTCTGGTATGTTTAAAGTTCTACCTACTTCTTGCCAAATTGCACCATTGTAACGGAAAACAAAAATGTCAGTTTTCGCATCTGTATCTGTTGTAGTCGGAGCAGTATCAGCCGCAAAATGAAATGTTGCGTTCCACGAAAAAGTATGACTCCCGTTAAAATTAACTTCTATACAAATAAACGCACCTTCAACTGCGTTACTCGGTGCAGATAAAGTCGTATTTTCTGATGTCTGATGATATGCGTTAGGAGCCGCTTGTGCGTCCCAAGCTACCGCATTTGAAGATGATGTTAATGCTTGTTGTGGAATATAAGCTAAATCATTAAATTTAATNGNTCCTGTNCCATTTGTTGTTAAATCTATTGCTCCATTTGCTCCATCAGTTATTGTAATATTTCCAGAGTTTGTTCCTTTGTTAGTATCTAAAACTAAATCGTATGTTCCGCTTGTGGTTAGGGTAGCTGCTGCACCACCTGATCCTATAATTGTTTCTCCAGAGCCTTTTGGTTTTAAATGGAGATCAACATTTGTTTCTCCACTTGCTCCCAAAATTGGTGGATTGCCTGTTGAAGCATTGGTAACTTCTAATTCATTAACTGCTGATGCAGTTGTTTGAAATATAATTTGTTCAAGACCATTTTCATCTCCAATAAAATGAGCATCGTCTATTAAAATATTGTGTGAGTTGGTATCTAAATTTCCACCAAGCTGTGGAGAAGTATCGTTAACTAAATCTGCAACTACTGAACTATCTGACCAGTCCACAGTATTAGCTGTAAAATTAATTGTTCCTAAAGTAATATCAGCCGCACCATCGTACATCTTTAAAAGTTGTGCTGTTGCCGCACCAGAAGTATCCAACCAAATCGTTCCAGCTACTGCTGAACTTGGTCTAGATGTTCCTGAATTAGATGAATTAATTGCAGACAGAACATTGTTTATATCTGTTCTTACTGTTGGAAATGAATCGTTAGCTATGTTATAATCGTGTTGTGCCATAATTATTTCTTATACCCCTTTTAGTACCCTTTTGCAATAAAATCAAATACTTTTGATACTGCTGATCCACTTGAATTTTTAAATGTTACATTAAAGCCATTAATAGTTTTTGTATCTACTAAAAAGAAATCACCAGTTGCCATACCTTGTCCTGTTATTCCAACAGCATAATTAGCAGTTTTGTAAGGACTTGTAAAGGTTACAGTTTTTGCACCAGCACCAGAAGTTATATCATTTCCACTAAATATTCTATCTTCCATATCTATTGTTACTGAAACTTCTTCTACAACAGGAGTTGAAGCTAAATCACTTGAAGTTAAAACAACTCTAAATTTGAAATATCTTGCTGTGTAATTTCCTATAACAAAGTTTTGAAAATCTGTATATGTAGAATTATCATCACTTGTTGCAATCTCAATATGTGCGTTAGAATTAGATGGTGTATCTCCATCAAATGCACCAGAAGCAGAATCGAAATTACCACTTCTATTATCAAACAAGTCATCAGGGTCAGATGAAGTTTGTTTTAAACTAGCTGTTAATCTGCAAGTATGTCTAGCACCTATATCAACTACATTTGTAAATAAGTAATTACCACTTGCATAAAAGTCTGCATTAGCTACACCAGAATCAAAAAATCTAGTTGTTTCTGCATCAAAGTTTCCACTAGCCGCATCAAATAATTCTGATGAATCTAATCTTAAAGTGTCATCTACTATTGCTGTATTGGTTAATGTTCCGCCAAATGTAGGGTGTTCAGATACTGATGTTATTGTATTAAAATTTTGAATTGATGTAACATTAGAAATAATCCCTGTTGCGTTAGAACTAAAATTTCCAAGTTTGTCAACTGCTTTTATAAGATAAGTTCCTACTCGTGCTGGTACATTAATTGAAGTTGCTGGTCTTGATACTTTTTCAACTAAAGATACAGAATTAGCCCAATCTCCAGTTCCATCTGTTACAGAAGAATACCTAATTTGATAATAAGCTAAATCCAAATCTGCTATTTGTGTCCAGCTTAAATGTGCCTCTTGTCCTAATATATTACAAGAAAAATCTGTAACATCTGAGGGTGGTTCTATTGCTCCAACTATTGTTCTTGTTGCTGATACATAAGTTGAACTAACTCCTAAAACACTAACAGCTTTAACTCTTACATTGTAAATTTTTTGATCAATTACATTTAAAACTCTATGATTTAATCCTGATCCTTGTGCATAAATAATATAATCAGAATCTGTACTTAACTTGTATTCTACTTGATAATAGTCCACAAATTTATCAAGGGAAGCACCTATTGTTACGTCTAAAGCTACAATTACAGTTCCATCATTATATTCAACCAAAGTATCAGATAATGTAACACTTGCTGGAGCAGTAACAGAATAAGGATTAGGTAATGTTGTGCTTGGTGTTGCCGCTACTTGTGTTTTAGTTGCCCAAGTGTAATGAGCATCTTGATGAATAACTAAATTGAGATCAATTGTATAATCTTCGTTAAAAGTAATTCCTATAACTCTATGTGGTTTGGCATCATAGCCCAAAGATGAAAGAGTAATATTAACTATGTCGCCTATTACAAGATCGTAAGCATCAAATCCTACATTTAATTGTAATCCTTTTGAATCTCTTGAACGTCTTAATATGACTTCTGCTAATTCCAAAGCCTGATACGGAGAAGTGATTGTAGTAAAGTCAAATCTTCCCTCAAGTAAAAAACCACCATCAGCAGTTTTCATTGTTGCGTGTTGGTCGGCTGACGTATATCCACTATCATCAATCTCAGGAAATTGTACTTCATCAACCTGATAATTACGTGCTGGATTTATAAATGAAACTATAACTCTATTAAATTTATTTGATTTACTTTCACTTGCTAAACTATACCCACCAATAATATCATCTTCGGTTAAAGTAATAGAAGCCGATCCTGTTGTTTCAACAATCATTTTATATTTACCTGCTGAAAAAGGTAAAAATGATCTTGCACCTTTTGTTAATTCTCTAACATTATCTAAAACTTTTTTTGATGTATCTATAACTGCATTACAATCTAAAACATCTATTGTTGTTGATCCATAAGCAGTAACATCAGTATCTAAAACTCCTGACGCAGTATAAAAACTTGGTATATCAATATTGGCTATTGCTAAACCTTTTCCATATCTTTCATTTGTTAAATAATCTAATAAGCACCAAGCTGGATTATTAGAATGTGCCGCAGTTTGTGCAACTGAACTAGAATTATAAGCAACAACTTTTTTTCCTTTTATTAAAGCGTGAATTGTTGGCAACCCACCAAAAGCATCTTGATGCCATTTTATTTTTAATGATATATATGCAAGTCCTCTTAATCTATGGTTAGATGTCCAAGAATCTAATGTTCCTAATAAATCGCATTGTGCTTGACTATCAGTTCCATAATGGCATTTTACACTAATTAAACTTGTACTATCTTTATAAAAATTTCCATCACTTGATCCTACTGTTCTTAAAGTATCATCTGCTAAAGTCCCAGACCAAGTAACTTCTTTATCATCAATAAAAATTTTATCTAC